TGCGATGGTTAACGTTGGAAACGCTATTTCTTTTGAAAACAATGGCGTGACAGGATGCAATCTTGCTCGGCTGTCTAACGTAGACGCTGAACAGATTACTGGCGTTGGGGTCGATATTGGCAGTTCTGTCAGCGAAATGCGCTGGGTGAATGGCCACCTTAACGGGAAGGTCAATTTTGTCGGTGGTCTTGGTAAGCCTCAAGTAGGCTCTATTGGCTGGCGGCAGCATACACCCAACGTTGGGCTTGCACGCGGCGGTCATCAGTTGACATCTATCAACTGCATTGGTCTGGATACTGGCTACAGTTTGCACGATGCAGTGTTGACCGTTTTCACTAGCTGCATTGTGGACGCCACTTCTAGCTACGGCGTTCAAATGACGGGTGCTTGCGATAAAGTAAAATTTACTGATCTTTTTTGTGCTTTTAACGCAGGCATTTATGTTGGTGGCACATCTGCCAACATTCAGTTTAATGGGCTTGAAACATATAATATTGGCAGCATCCCGATTTGGGGCCAAGCTGGCTGGTATGAAATTGCTGGCCCGTATTACGACTTGACCGTCGCGGATACGGCCAGCGTTGTTGTGCGAAACTGGACAGGTTCCAAGCGCATTAGCGTTGCGGCGGGTGCCAAGTTGATTGTCGACGATGGTGAAAACTACGAGGGCAAGTCAGTTGGGACCGTGGCTGCGGGGGCCACTACGTATCTGGGGGTTCAAGGGCAAACTGCGACAATCAACGACGCGCAGTGGCGTGCGCCCTATGACTGCTACATCATTCGTTTAATGCCTACCGTAGGCACGGCACCGGGGGCGGGGCAGTCTTTCACATACACCGCGCTCATCAACGGCGTGGCCACAACGCTTAGCGCCGCAATCAGCGGTACTTCGTTTGGCGGCGTGGACAATTGGTCCGGCACGTTGGTCCCTGTCTCAAAGGGGGCGTCCATAAACATAGAACTTGTCACGTCTGCCGCCGCCGCCGCTTCAATGCACAGCTGTATTCTGCAAATTGCGCCGCGATGACACTGAAACAGGCTATAGCTGACGTAGAAGCGGGTAAGGCGCAACGCATCTGCGTGCCGGGTCAATGGCGTGTGTGGCGTGATGGAGACCAGGTGAAACATGAAATATTTCAGCTAACTGGAAAGCAGGTTGATGCCTAAAGATTCGCGCCTCGCTCGTGCTGGTGTCGCTGGCTATAACAAGCCCAAGCGCACACCAGGGCATCCGAAGAAGTCTCACATCGTTGTCGCCAAGGAAGGTGGTAAGATCAAGACAATCCGCTTTGGGGAGCAGGGCGCGAAGACTGCTGGTAAACCGAAGGCCGGCGAATCTGAAGCGATGAAAAAGAAGCGCGCATCATTCAAGGCTCGGCACGCAAAGAACATCGCCAAGGGCAAGATGAGCGCCGCGTTCTGGGCGGACAAGGTGAAGTGGTGACGCATCATTAAATTTGTGATACAAACGGTTTGAAGGAGTTTCTGAGATGGTTCGTTCTTTCTCCCCCGCCAAGGATAATACGGTCAATATCAATGTGTCTGGATCATCCCAGCGCGTTCTGGTTGCCAAGCGCAACAGCCCGATCAGCGTTCGCATTATGAACAATGGCACGGCAACCGCATGGATCAACGGTGGTGATGCGACTGTAACCGCAACCACCACCACTGGAGTTCCAGTTGGTCCTGGGGTGCATGAGGTGCTGACGTTTTCTCCGGGGAAGGATGGCAAACTCTATATTGCTGCTATCGCTGCTGGGGCGACTGGTCGAATTTACTTCACTGAAGGTGAGGGCATCTAATGTCTATCCATTGGGGTGGCCGAGGCGCAGGGCATGTGAATCGGTTAAGCACTAGTGTTTATCCGCTTGTGTTCAATTTCATTCCTGCTGATCTAAGCTCCAATATCACCTTTACGCGTGCGTCCAGTGGCACTTTTGTCGGGTCAAACGGGCTGATCCAAACGGCTGCGATAGACGCTGCACGTTTTGCGTATAATCCTCTAACACTGCTGCAACAGGGCCTTCTTATAGAGCCTTCGCGCGTCAATGTCCTTCAATACAGCGAACAATTCGATAACGCCTATTGGGGAAAAACAAACACGACCATTTCAAGTGACGCTATCGCGGCACCTGATGGTACAACAACCGCTGACAAGCTTGTGGAAAATACCGCCACAGGCACGCATGATGTTCGCAAGTTGGCGATAAGTGCCAGCGCATCGACTGCATATACAGGTTCAATTTTTGTAAAAGCTGGCGAGAGAAACAGAGGTCAGCTTCAAATTTATGGGAATAGTGGCGGAAGCACTGTCCTATTTAACCTTGTGACGAAAACCGTAACGGCAGCGTCTTACGGTGGTTGGGCAAATGCGTCTGCAACGATAACTGAATTTTCTAATGGTTGGTTCAGGATAACAAACACAGCCACAACTAATGCAGGGTTGACTACTATAAACTTTGCTACTTTTATGGAAAACGCTTCAGGGTCAGCCAGTTACACTGGCGATGGTACATCAGGTATTTACGTCTGGGGTGCCCAGCTTGAAGCTGGTTCTTCGGCCACAAGTTATACCATAACGACAGCATCATCGGCTACGCGCTCCGCAGATAACGCAGCGTTCACCATTCCTTCTGGCGTAACCAAACTGCGCTACGTGTTTGATAATGACAGCACGCAGGACGTTACGGTGTCCGCAGGCGCTTATACCATTCCGACCAATCTCAATAGGCCGATCATTAAAGCCATATTGGGTCTGGCATATTAAAGGGTTGCTGAATGCAAATCCCGATCCTGAATGGCATCTACACGGATAATGGGCCGGATTTCCGCACGTCCTATCCGGTGAATATGGTGCCTGTCCCCAAGGCCAATGGGATCAGCAATGGCTTCCTGCGGCCCGCTGATGGCCTTGTTTCAAACGGTATTGGCCCAGGACACGATCGCGGCGGCATCAATTGGAACGGTGTCTGTTACCGCGTCATGGGATCGAAGCTGGTCACGGTTGGCCAGACCGGAACTGTCAGCATCCTTGGCGATGTTGGGGACGATGGTCAGCTCGTCTCAATGGATTACAGCTTTGACCGGTTGGCAATCGCATCATCTGGCAAGCTGTTTTATTGGTCGCAAAGCCTTGGTCTCATCGAAGTGACCGATCCCGATCTTGGCGTTGTGATTGATGTGGTCTGGGTGGATGGTTACTTCATGACCACTGACGGAGAATTTCTGGTCGTCACGGAACTCAGCGATCCGACGCAGGTCAATCCGCTGAAATATGGTTCTTCCGAAGTTGATCCTGATCCGGTCGTGGCGCTGCTCAAGCTTCGCAATGAGGTCTATGCGCTCAACCGTCAGACGATCGAAGTGTTCGACAATGTGGGCGGCGATCTGTTCCCGTTTCAGCGCATTGATGGGGCGCAGATCGAGAAGGGCGTGATCGGCACGCAAGCCTGCTGCGTCTACATGGAGACCATCGCCTTCCTTGGTGGCGGCTTCAATGAAGCGCCTGGCATCTACATGGGTGCCAATGCCAACGCGACCAAGATCAGCACGCAAGAGATCGATGAGATCCTGCTGAACTATACTGAGGCGCAGCTGGCCTTGGTGAAGCTCGAAGCCCGCAATGATCGAGCGCATCAACATCTCTATGTTCACCTGCCAGATCGCACTTTAGTGTTTGATGCAGCGGCCACTCAGGAACTGGGCCAGCCGGTGTGGTTCACGCTGACCAGCAGCCTCGAAGGCTTCTCCAAGTATCGCGCTCAGAGCCTTGTCTGGTGCTATGATCGCTGGCTCGTTGGCGATCCGGTCGGCGGCAATGTTGGCTATATGGTGCAGGATATTTCCAGCCATTATGGACAGGCTGTGCGCTGGGAGTTCGGAACCACCATTCTATACAATGAAGGCCGAGGCGCGATCATTAGCAACCTCGAACTAGTCGGCCTGACTGGATCGGTTGCCTTCGGGGAAGATCCGACGATCAGCACCAGCTATTCTGTCGATGGTCAGAACTGGAGCCAGCCGAAGTTCATCAAGGCAGGAACGACCGGGCAGCGCGCCAAGCGCCTTGTCTGGTTCCAGCAGGGGTGGATGCGCAACTGGCGTATTCAGCGATTCCAAGGCACCTCAGACGCGCATCTGTCGTTTGCCAGATTGGAGGCGGCCATCGAGCCGTTGGCGTTCTAATGGCCGCTCAGAGGCTAAACCTCACCCGCGATCAGCTTGCCTCGTTTTTGCAAGACTTCGAGCAGATCAAGCAGTTTGAGAAGCTGTTCTCGACAGTCAATGATCTGAACTCGGCAATCGTCGATGAGATCAATGTCGCAGCTGGCAGTGCAAGCGCATCGGCCAATGAAGCGCTGGCCCAGATCTCAAGCATTATCGAAACCTTGCAGGGCTTGGCGACTGCGCCCACGATCGAGAACAACAACTCGATCGTCACGGATTATGTGGATTTCGACCAGAATGCTCCGTTCATAGACAAGGCCGGTCGCTTGGGCTGGAACAATAGTGATCAGACGCTGAATCTCGGCATGGATTACGGCGTGATCCAGCAGATTGGCGAAGAGACTTATGCCCGCGTCGGAAACACGACTGGCTCGACCATCCCCAATGGTTCCGTCGTCGGCTTTGCCGGGGCTACATCAAATGCGCTGCTTGTCGCGCCATATCTCGCCAACGGATCGCAGCCGAGCCTCTACATCCTTGGCGTGATGACGCATGACCTGCCGGACAGCGGTGAGAAGGGCTACTGCACGACTTGGGGGTTTGTCCGTGATCTCGATACCAGCGCGTTCAGCGCCGGGGACATCCTCTACGCCAGCCCGACCACGGCAGGTGCGCTGACCAACGTCAAACCGACTGCTCCGAATAACGTCATTCCGGTGGCTGCTTGTATCGTGTCCGACGCCACTGGCGGCGTTATCTTCGTGCGGCCCACGATCACGCAGATGCAGTATTACGGTGTGTTCACTAAGACGACCGACCAGACACCGGCATTGACGAACACCGAATATCTTCTGACGTTTGACAACACGCAGATCAGCAATGGTGTAGTTATCGGCACTCCGACCTCGCGTATTGTGGTGCCGGAGTCTGGCCTATATCAGTTTGACGCAACATTTCAGGTTACTGATACCGGGCCTGTCACCAAGAATGTTTGGTTTTGGCTGAAGAAAAACGGAACAGCCGTCGCTAACTCTTCGCGTATTGTGTCCGTCAATCTTGGCTATGCCACTACATCGCTTATTGAAACCGTATCTATGGCGGCGGGCGATTACATTGAACTTGCTTTCGCTGCCAGCAACGTCAACATCACAGTGGACAATGTTCCGGCGACAGCGTTTGCGCCGGACGCCCCTGCGGTTGTCCTTAACGTTACTCAGGTTCAGCAGTAGGAGGGCCACATGGCTGTCACCGTCAAGAATATCATCCCAGCCAAGGAAGCAGAGGCGGTCCAGACCGATCAGTATACGGCCACCAATTGCCGCTGCATCATCGACAAGTTCACTGCCACGAATGTCAGTGCAGGCAATGAAAGCCTGAGCGTCAATCTGGTCGCAAGTGGTGGAGCTGCTGGCAACGACAACCTGATTGTCGATGCACGCATGATTGCACCTGGCGAAACCTACACCTTCCCTGAACTGGTCGGCCAAGTGCTGGACTCAGGTTCGTTCATTTCAACCATTGCCAGCGCGGCAGCTTCCTTGACGATCCGCGCATCTGGACGGGAGATTGTCGCATGAAAAAGCCCATGATCATGATTGAAGGCTTCGCTGGTCTGCGCGAGAGTGAGCCGTTCATCACCGCTGCCGAGAACAAGAAGAACACGCAGACCGTCATCGATGACTGGATGCTTGGCCCTGAAAAGCCCAGCAACGAGCGCGGTGCTAATCCCGAATACTGGCGTGCGCTTGGCAAGGCGATGCAGGTCGATGAGACCGAGGCTCGCCGTCGCCGCTGCTCGAACTGCGAGTATTACGACAACTCCACGCTGATGCAGGCCAAGATGGACAAGATCCCTTGGAATGCCTGGGACGTTGATGCTGGCTTCCGTGGCTATTGCCGCAAGTTTGACTTCATCTGCCACGACCTACGTTCCTGCCAAGCATGGGAAGAGCGTGAGTTTGAAAAAGAATATTGACTGTGATATGGTGCAGCCACCGAGCGTCATTGAGCAGCCGGTGGCTCACCTTAAAGGGGTTTGAATGACGCAGGATGGCTCACCAAAATACTGGCTCAGGCGGAACTTCACCGAGACGCTAAGTCTCTCGGAAGAAGCCTCCGACTGGCTGATTGCGCTTTGGGAAGTCATTCAGCTTTTCGACGATATTGCTGATGGCGGTGCGATCGATCGTGATGATCTTGATGCAGCCATCTGGAATGCGCTGATTGGCCTGCCGTCAAATGGCTTCTATCAGCGCAACGCGCACATCCTGATCCCGCTGATGGGC